CTTAACATTTGTTTTACAGGTATTTTTGTTTCATCAAAAACAGTCCTAAAAAATTCGTAATGTTCTGATTGTGGTTTATGGTCGTAATACAAATGATGTATTATCTGTCCTTTGTCTATAACATTTGGGTCTGTTATCTCGCCCCTGCTAGTCTTTCTGTCATAAATAAAATTTATGTTAGACCTTGTAACAATTTTTTCTGCTTCATCAAGAAAAGAATTACTTATGCTGTGCGTTTCCACATATATACCACGATGTATGGTTGTAAGTTGTTGTGGGCAGAGCCACCACCAGTAGCATCTGTTACCACATTGTTATCTATAGTTCTTCCATTACCACCTGTAATGTCTACATCGTTTGCATTAGGAGCAGGACTAATACCTGCAGGATTATTGTGAGTGTGTGATGGTAATTCAGAAACAGTCAATGTGTGTGTTTTAGCACCACCAGTTTCTTCTAGTGTATCAAATTCTGTTTGACTTGCATCTATACCCACCATGACACGACCTGCACCAAATGCTGCCCATGTTCCAAAACCAAGTAGTGTTCCAGGATTAGTTGCAACTGCTGCATTTATGTAAATAGAACCTACAGGGTAGACATCTGCTAGTGTTATTAATCCACTACCTGCTGACAATGCACCTGTAATAGTTAGGTTTCTTGCACCTGTGATGTCTTTGTTAGCATCTGCTGTAACAGCTTTTGATGCTTCCACAGTACCAAGTGTTGCAACATCTACATAGTTAAGTTCTGTGGTGTTTGCTGTAACACCATCAAGTAAATTTAATTCTGTGTGTGTTGATGTAACTGCATTACTTAAGTTAGGAAATGTAGCTTTGACTGTCGATTTAATAAGTCTTAAATGGTCATCGCCCTGTGAAACAGCATCTGAAGCTGTAGGGTTTGAGCTGTTTAGACTATCTATATATGTTCCTGTTTCTAATCCCATTCGTTATTCTCCAAATAATGCTTTTACTTGAGCATCTGTTAAACCTAATTCTTTTAGTTTTGCCTTGCCACCTTCTCTATTTGTTTTTGTATCTTCTTCTTCTTTAGCTACTCGTTCAGATACTGCTTTTACTTCATCTGTATAATCATAAGAGCCATCATCTTTTTTTACCATGTCAGCAAATACATTGTCATCTACCTCAATATAACCATCTTCAGGTTGATAAGATATTTGTTTGACTACATTACTTTCTATTAGTGCATATTTCATTATGGTAACTTCCTTATCAATACATCTGCATAGACTGAATTTCTAGTGTCATTCATGTAATGCCCTAGTCCAATGTCAGCTTTAGCAGACTGTGTTCTATGCCTTAATTCAAATACTTTTTGAGCTGATATTGTAAATCTTCCAAATATCATTGAAGTATTATCCCCCAAGTTACTAAATGCAGTAGCATAATATTGTTGTCCAATTAGTTCTACACTACTGTCAGTAACATTGTATAAAAATGCTCTATGATGATCTACCATACAACCATTAGCAAATGCTTCACAAAAATAAGTTCCTGCAGGTAATGTTATTTGATTAGAACTGAGACTTGCTCCTGTTATTTCATTTGTCTTGACTGTGTTCAAAACTCTTATGTTGTCTGTGTTAGCACCTGCACTACCGCCATGCACTAGTGTTCCTTTTTCATCTCTTACATGAAGTAAGTCTAGTTTACCACTTTCAGGTACAGTAAATGTACTCGCAGGTAAAGTTATAGTATTAGTTCCTGCAGCAGCAGGTACATCTATTGTTACTTGTCCTGAGCTTGATCCTTTAATTACTAATGCCATTAATCTGCTTCCTCTATTGTGTTACCTGCTTTTACCCATTCTTGTATAGCTTGGTAATCTGTGTTTGCTGTGTCTATTGGCACAGAATGTTTACCATTATCATCTTCTATATTAATGCAATAATCTTTGTCTGACATTGAATCAGTTATGTATTTTGCACTCTTTATACTATTAACATCGATCATAATTCTGCTTCTGCTGTGTAATTACCTTGACATAAACCTGCATTACCTGCTGTAAGACCTGAGCTGTAGGTTAATACTGCTGTAAATCTATGTGTTTGTGCATTAGATGCCATACTACTCGGATTTAATTTATCTGCACCATCATAAAATGTCCACTCACTATCTTCAGGTGTGTTTTGAGCTCGATAATAAGTTATTGTAGGTGCTGACCTCATTTCACATTTTAGAGGAATAACTGTTTTAAATTCTGTTGAACTCATTGTACCACCAATTGAGTTATCACTTTGACCTGCTACATAACTACTATAGTTTTGTGGGTCTGTTCCTTGTGGGAATGATTTTTGAAAATATCGTTGACATCTACCAAGACTTGTACTTACATCTTCAAACTGAAATGCAGGTATACTGTTAGCATCAAAAGTTCCTACCTCTAATTGTAAACCTGTAATAAATAATTCGTTTGATGTACTACTTCCTATAAATGCTGTTTGTCCTGCTGCAAAGTTAGCTGTAGTTGCAGATTCCCATGCACTCGGTAATGTGCCTGATGTAAAATCACTACCGACTCCTAAAAAAAATTGTATTCTAAAACTATCCCCATTATCATTTCCTAATGCACCTGTCGTATCTGCTGCAAAACTCAATACTTTTTTCTCCCAAGTGTTTGCAGATGATATTGTTACTAAAGACCCTATTCTTCTGCTATTGTCCTGGTCTACAAGATTAACTGTAAAGTTTCCTGTAAGATTTGATTTAATCCAAAATGCTAAAGTAAATGTTTCTGCACCTGATGTTCCTTTGTTAAATATTTGAAAATTTTGCCCCTCACATCTTTGCTCAAAAGTAAATAAATCTCCTGATGCAGGTGAAGCATCTGCTGTAGTACAGTCTATTTTAAATGAATTTGCAAAACCATATCCAGTTGGTACATCTGTGCTTTGAGATATAGTGTATGCACCATAATTACTAATATTTGTTCTCCATCTATCACAGGCAAAGTATGAATCTGTACTAGCACTAGATGTACTTGTTCCTCTTTGTGAAAGTGCCATATCACCATTTATAATCAATGGAGTAGCAGTTTTTCTATCTAAAGCTACTGTGTTATCTGATACTGTGCCATGTAATGTTAGTGCCATTATTCAACTCCCATCAATGCTTTAATTTGTGCATCTGTTAAACCTAGTTCTTTTAGTTTTGCTTTGCCAGATGCTTGATCTGCTTCTTTTTGTGCTTGTGCATCTTCTATTGCTTTTATCATAGCTGTGTCAGCAACAATCTGTGCTTCTCTTTCTTTAATTTCTTCTGCTGTCATTTCAATCATTTTACCATCTACACATTTCTTCATGATGTTGCTACTCCATATAAAGCATAAGAACTACCTGTCGCAATATCACCTGATGAAAATAACATTTGTAATCCTTGATTATCTTCGTTTGCTTGAAGACCACCTGCACCACCAATAAATAATCTTGAAGTGCTATTAGAGATAGATGCTGAAAATATAACATTAGTGTTTAAACTAGAACTTCTTAAATTGAAAATATCATATTGCATACAAACTGAACGACCTGATTCTGTGCCACCTGAAGTTACAGTTGTTAAAGCACTTACTGAGCTATCGTTAAAATCTGTACCACCCCCACGATAAATTTGTTCTCCATAATCTGATACTGAATTCAACACACTAGCTGAACTATCTCTCATTCTCAGAAAAAAAGCACTACCTGTTTTTGGTATCGCTACAGCATATAATTTTAAATGATTATAAGTTGTTCCGATTGTACTTGCACTTATTTCTATGGTCGATGCATCTGAGCTAAGTGTTGAGCTGTCTAATAGAACAAGACCTCCTCCTGCTCCTGCATTAATTTTAGTAGCAGTTATGTTACCACTAGAATCCATTGATACTTTAGTTACGCCATTAGATTGTAAATCTATAGCACCACTTGTATCTGATACAAACTTTAATCCGTCACTTGTATCTGCATTAATCTTAACTGTCATAAGATAACTAACCTCTCTCCTGATGGGATCGTTACTGTAACCCCTGAATTGATTGTAAGTGGTCCGACACACATCGCTGACTTATTAGTAGATAAAGTATAGTTAGTTGTAACCACTCTTTCGTTTTCTTGGAATACTTCATCGCCACCTGCTCCAGTAGCACCACCACCTGCTCCACCGATTGCCCCCCAATCACTACCATTGTAACCTTCAAATCCTGTTGTCGTTGTGTTAAATCTAAACATACCAGTTGCAGGTGAGCCATCTCTTTGAGCTGTCGTGCCTACTGCAACCTGTGAGCTACCAGTAGCTGAAGTTTTTAAAGTAACACCAGTAAGTGATGAACCTGATCCTGAAAATGTTGTTGCTCCTAGTACACCTGTGTCTGAGTTAAATGTCAGATTGCTGCCTGACTTAGGCGCTAGGTTGCCTGTTGCAGCAGTAGAAAACAAAGGAAAGCAAGTCGTATCACTACTCTCATCAGCTACAGTTACTGTCGTTGCTATAGCAGCAGTTCCTGATGTGTCCTGATTACCTGATGTGTTTACACCTGGTAAGTTAATATTTCCTGTTCCATCGAAACTAACACCACCGATGTTTCGTGCTGTCTCTAATGCAGTTGCAGTTGCAGCATTACCAGTTGTAGAACCTGAGCTTCCTGATACATTTCCTGTTACATTACCTGTTAAATTGCCTTCAAAAGTTGCAACTAAAGTTCCGACTGCATAACCTGTGCCACTTGTGTCTACTGTTGTAGTTGGCTCTGCTTGTAAATCTTTGAATAATTTATATTTGCCTGAATCATTAGCATCTCTAAATAACCCTGTGTATAAATCTTGTGATCCACTTGTGTCATACAAACCATAAAAACCGATATCGACACTATCTGCTGCGTTATTGTTTTTTGCTAATTTAATTAATGGGTCTTCAACATTAAGATTAGTTGTATCAATACTTGTTGTTGTGCCATTGACTGTTAAGTCTCCTGCAATCGTTACATTGCTCGGCAATCCTACAGTCACAGTTGCAGTTTCGCTTCCTGACCCTGACACTTCGATTTCGTTGGTTGTGCCACTAATAGTAGATACATAGTTGCCAGTTGTGTCTGTGCCTAAAGCAACACTATTAGCACCTATTGTTGTCGATAAACTTATGTTGCCAGTACCATCAAATGAAACTCCACTTGCAGTTACATCGCCTGTAAGAGAAATCTCTCTGCCTGTTTCTAAAGCTGTAGCAGTAGCTGCATTACCAGTACATGACCCTGATGAGCCACTTGCATTTCCTGTTACATTACCAGTCAAGTTTCCTGAAAATGTACCTGATAGAACATCTGTGTTTGCGTTAAATGTTAAACCACTTGCAGTTTTAGGTCCTAAGTTTCCTGTAGCTGCTGTTGCAAATAATGGAAAACAAGTTGTGTCAGTTGATTCATCTGCTATGGTAACAGTCGTTGCAATCGCTGCTGTACCACTTGTATCTTGGTTTCCTGATGTATTAACACCAGGTAAATTTATATTAGCTGTACCATCAAACGAAACACCACCAATCGTTCTAGCAGTTTGAAGTGCAGTAGCTGTTGCTGCGTTTCCTGTTGTTGATCCTGATGAACCTGAAACATTCCCAGTAACATTTCCTGTAATGTTTCCTACAAATCCACCACTAGCAGTTATTGTTCCTGATGATGTTATAGATGTAGCTGTAACAGCAGGTAAGTTTGCTGCTATATTTTCGAGTGTTACTGAAAAGTTTGAACTAGACTGTACTATTGGAAATAACGCACTACTCGATGGTGTAGTAGTAGTTGAAAAATCTGAAATCTTTTTAGTCGCCATTTATTGTATTGTCCATGTTGTTGATACAGGCACTACTTCTTGATAATCCTCTGTATCTATATCTGTCAAATTTTCTTGTTGTATTAATTCGTTATCTTCTGTAGCTAATAAGAACAAGTTATCTTCAGTTTCTATATATCCTCTAGCTTGTGCTATTTGTATAGTCCATGTGCTAGAACTTGTTGTCTGAACTGTCCATGTGGTCATTAATATAACCCATAATCAATTCTTGTTGTTGGTGCTACACCAGAGTGTCTATCTCTTTCGTTAGAACTAATTATATCATTTTTTGCTCTATCGTAATAACCAGACCATACTTGTATCCTCTTATCGTTTTGCAAATAAGGTTCTGCTTCTACTAATGCACCATATAGGTAAGCATCAGGATGATGAGTAAGCATATCGTTAGTTGTGTTCGAATCTGATAAAGCTGTAAAATGTTTAAAATAAAGTATTTCTATTTGATATGCACTATCAGGTATTGGTCTTAGTTGTATGTTATTGCCAATAATAGAAAATGCTTTAGGTTTGCCTGTTGCACTACCTGCGTATATCCTATCCATTTGTTCAGGTGTTAAATATTCCAAAGGTGTTTTTGGGTCTGTATTTAGTTGTATGTTACGCATAGCAACATAATTATCAGGTAAAGTATAGAACTCAGAATCTGCTATTGTACTTGCAGTAACTCTTGTTTCCATTCTTCTTATTTTAAAATCTCTTTTGTGTCTTGTTTCAGCTAGTGCTATAAAATCAGGTATAGAGTCAGTTAGGTCTGATCTGTTCAACCAGTCTGCTATAGCTGCTTTAAGTTCTGAATAATTTGATATTGCCATTGTTAATTATTTCCTATTAATTCTTCTTTGCTGTGTGTCTGTTAATTTTTTCTTTGGAAAATTCATTTTTTCCATATCACCAATAATTTTTAAAATAGTCATAGGTGCTATTGCTGAACGAGAAAGTAAACCACTAGGTATAATTAAATTACCTTCATCAAATTCGCCATAATTTCTTGATCGTTTTCTTGATTTAATCCTTGCCATTATATTCGCCTATTTGTTGTTTTTAGATACCTGTACTCAGGACTGTTTAATAATTTTCTTACACCCTCTTTGTGGTCTTTGTTAAATAAATCAACCCCGTATGTCCTTTTCCATTCATAAACTACAGTCATCGGTATACGAGCAGAGAGTCTAAACTCATCTGCTCTGTGATGATCTTCTTGTTGTAGTTTTTTGTTTGAGTCTATAAGGGGTTGTATATCCTCGATGTGTTCTATAGCGAACTCTCCTGTCGGATTATGATAGTGAAAGATTTGGTTTTTACCTATCTTTCTGCTCATTCGCTTAACTCATCTATGTATAAGTTTGCTGTTGAACTTGCAACTATAGCAGCAACTTTCATACCACCATCAATTTTAAATATTTCTGGGTCGTATGCACCTAGTATAGTTGAGCTAGTAGTCGCTGTTGGGTTAGCCCCAAAAGCAATAAAAACACCATCGGTGTCAGCTACTACTCTAACATACTCTGTGTTTGCATTTGTCGCTGCTGTTTGTTGAGAGCCAGTATTGACAGTCCTTTTGATTGTGTTTGTTACTCTCATTTTTGACATCTCTATCTCCTAATAACAAATGTTACATCTAGTGCTTTAG